CCGTGATATAGGTATGATGAATAAATATAATCTTTATCATGAAAAGGTGTATCATAAGGTTGATCTTCATTATAAACTTCACCGTGTATATGTGGATGATATAGTTCACAGTGTGCTAATTCGAATTGAGTGGTCATGGATGCTTTAGGTAATATTCACGAATAGGTTTAATCAATTTTTTTTATTGAAATATAGTATAATGAAACTCGATAAAATTCTTAAGAGCAAAGTTCTTTACTATGTAGCTTTAGTGCTTATGGTTATTAATGTTTTGGGATACGTTAGTTTGGGATCAACCGAATGCGTCGTTATTTTTGGAATTACTACCTATCTTGCTAATATGTTTACTAAGAATCGTTCATTGGATATCCTTTGCGGTCTTTTCGTAGCCAATGTTGTCTTTGGATGCGGACGTGTTAAAGAAGGATTTGAAGGCCTTGAAGTGAAAAAAGAAAAATTTGATATGGAGAAGGCTCAGAAAGCAGCAGAAGATAGATGTAAAGATAAAGATAAAAATGGAAAAAATTGCAAAGGCAAAAAATAATTAATCCATAATTATTATTTTATATAAATTATATATAATATAATGGCTTTTAATGTGCTAACGAATAAATATGTCTTATATGTTTTACTATTTTTTGCTATTACTAATGTTTTAGGATATCTAGCAATGCATGATTATGAATCTCTTACTTTAATGGTAGCAATTGGGGCTTTGACGCATTACTTTAGTAGAAATATGATTGTCATTTTAAGCGCCGCAATATTGGGGGCGGTATTATTAAGAGGCCCAATGAGAAGCGAATGGGCATGGACCGAAAAAGAAGGGTTCAAATCACCACTGAAGGGGAAAGAGAACAAAAAGGATAGAGAAAAAGAATCAAAAAATATAAATGAACAAGAGGCAATGGAGGTAGAAGAAAAGGCAGTTGCGATTTTAGACAAAAAAGATGGTGATATTGCAGAGGCAGCTAATGAATCTGAAGAAGATGAAGTTACCGGAGGTGAACAAACCGATTATGCTAGTTCATTAGAAAAGCAGTTTAATTCTCTCCAGGGAATTATGAAAAGTGGGGGAAAAGGCAATGCAATGACACAAGATAATTTAGCTGAACAAATTAGACAATTAGAGCCAATGTTAAAAACAGCAGAAGGGTTAATGACTAAACTAGAAGGATCAGGAATGTTAGGAATGGTAGAGCGATTTGCTCCCATAATGGAAAGATTTATTCCCGGCGGTAATAAGAAATAAAGTTTGCAAATATATATAGATGAGTAAACGTTGTCCACCAGGTGTTTTATGTATTGAAAATATGACGGTAATATTTTTAATATGCATTTTAGGATTAGTAGGATTATACATGTATCATACAAAGTCTCGTCAAAGTCAACAGAGTTCAACCCAACCAATTATTATTCAGGAAAAAGTAGTTGATAGAGGATTTTTTCCGAAATTTAATAAAGGATTTAGTAATCATCCCGGAAATATACTTTTAAACCCATTTGTTGCGCCATTAAAAAATAACACATTTTTTCCACCAGATAGTAGTGATCCCAGAGGGATTCCTATTAATATAAGAACTAGAGGATACGACACAAATTATTCCCAAACAGGACTATTAACAAGAGTAAATGGTAAAGAAACAATGCTTCCATTGATGGGAAGAGCTTTACATACTAATAGAAATAAATGGCAGTATTACACAATGAGTGATAAAAATAATAGTATAAAGTTACCGGTTAGCCGGAGTGGTAAAAGCTGTACGAATGAATATGGATGCGATGAACTTTTTAACGGGGATACTGTTTATGTAGAGGGTTATAATGATGCTTTTAAAGTTACAATTTATGAAAATAATCAGCCTCGGTATATCCCTTTTATATAATATATTTCCTATATATAGTAGGCATGTTAAGTAAATTATCTCTTGGAACGACCTTTAGAATGATCGTGCAACCAAATAAAATTTTTATTGAAAAATATGAAAAATATAATGCATTATTTAGCCCATTAGCTGATATTCAGGAATGTGATAAATTGGGAAAATACGATAATAAATATTATGTGCAAAAAAATGGATATAGTCAAAAATTATCTAGATGGTGGTGGAATGAGGATCGTACCAAAACATTCACAGATATAGATACTGACTTTAGTAATTTCTTTAAATTTTGTGATGAATTGAAAGCAGATAAGCATAAAGGGTGGACAAATAATTCAACTGTATGCAATAGCATGATAGAACTTGTAAGTAAAATAATTCCAGGGCTTTACAATCTTAAAAAAACATATAGTGATTGCGATAAGGATTCTGATGGTAATAAATTATGTTTAAAGATTGATAGTATTATTTTTACCTTAATTGATTTTAAGACTGAAATAAATAAACCAACTTTATCGAGTAGTCCGAGACATAGAACATTAAGTTTTTAATTAAATATTTGTATTTATACTTAATTAAATTATTCGAAAGCAGGAACCATTTTTCCAATAGGTGTAGCTATAGCTATCGGTGCATCTATAGGTGCTTCTGGATCTACATCCATTGCCTGTACTGTCGGTACAGTCGGTACAGTCGGAGGTTGGTTTTCTTGACCAGTACCTGTACTATTCGATTGTCTCGCTGCCGAACGCGCTAACATTGCCACAGCCTGTGCTGCCAATGGTCCACTAGGCTCTTGTATTAACGAAACTGTATAACCAGGTTTTATACCAGGTGTTGGTTGTATTAGTATAGAAATAAATTGCTGTTGCGCCATACGTTTTTGACATTCATCATCGCAATCATCTCCTTGATATCTGTGACCATCTAATAAACGTCTTGTTTTACGCCTTCGTTTTTTTTTATACCTTTTCATTGTCTTGCGCAAGTTGCTTAATCCCTTTCGCAGCCCACTGTTCGGATCGGTAATCTGTCTATGCGCAAATTTTGCAGCCGTTCCTACCTTTGATGCTGCATTGGATACCCCTTGGCGAAGTGCACTGTTCGGATCGCTAAATTGCTTTCCGACTCCTTTTGCTGCATTGGATACCCCTTGGCGAAGTGCACTGTTCGGATCGCTAAATTGCTTTCCGACTCCCTCTGCAGTGTCTTTAGCTGCCTTTTTTGCCTTTGCTGCTGCCGTTCCTACCACTTTTGCTGCGCCTTCTGCTAATGAATCAGGTCTGCCATCTGCCCATATTTTTGGGCCTGAGGATTTTTCTTGCTCTTCTTTGCACTCTTCTGCACTTCTCCGATTTCTATTATCTTCTATCCATTTTATAATTTCTTCATTTTTATATGGTGCCGCAATAGATCTACAATTTATACCTAGTGGGTTTTCTCCTTCACATTTTTTCGACTTCAACATATATTCAGTAATTTTAAAATTTTTAGCAAATTCATTCATGGCTTTTTCAGTATATTTGGTAGCTATTTTTTTCATATTTAGATTGACCTTGGTCGATGAATAATCCATATTATCTCCAGCAGGTATTTTAACTCTTAGTAACAGATCTCTAATATCGCATTTACCACCCCCCGTGATATTCGACAGATCGATATTCGACAGATTGGTAGCCTGCTGATCTGACGACCTTGTTATTGGGTCGCCGGGGACATATTTTTCTTCATCCTTACTCTCTATCGTCTTTGGCCGTGGCCAATATTCCAATCTTTCAGGCCTCTTTTGATCGTCATAGCAGTCGCCTCCTGATAGGGGTGCTCTTTTACAAACAGCATCTTTTGTATTTTTTCTTGCTGATTTTTCCATCCATTGACCCAACCAGTTTAATTTTAAATCTTGTCCGTCTTTTGAAGATTGCGCAATGATTAATTTTGCCCATCCACATGATATCTTACACTTTGCCCCTTTAGCGATTCTTTCACGTATACACTCGGCGCCACTAGGTGGTCTCTTTTTTCGCACTAAAATAACTCGATCATTTTCTACTTTAAATTTTTTGAGTTCATCAACCCCAAAAAGATCTTTATAATTACACCAACCTGTTACTGCACTAAATAACAACCACAATTTACATAGTCTAACTCTCATCTCGGTCAGATTTAACGATTTGTTCTTACCATTAGATAGAGCCTTATACTTATTAAATAGTTGTAATAGGTTTGCCTCCTCTTCTTTATCTCCCTCTTTTTTTGATAAAGGCTTCTCGTCAGTGGCTGTATCACTTTCGTGTTCTGCAAATAAGGGTTTATATTCGTCTCTTAAAAATGACGATAATCCACTCATATAAAGTAATAATAATTTGAACTTAATCCATAATGGAGAACTCTTGGGTATATAGTCTAGGTTTGGTTGTAATGCTGTACTTTCTTCGAATTGAATATCATATCTTTTTTCTGACGTGTTTTCAACATCGTCAACTTGAATTATTTTACATCTTTGATATTTGATTTTGCGCTTACCATTTATTTCCTCCATACTTTTGACTTTCTCCAAATATTCTACCGTATCGCCAATTTTGAATGTATTCTTGTCTTGTTTTTTTTTGAAAGGGTTCCGTAAAAGAGCAGATTTAATTCCATATAATATTGTATTTTCGCCTTCTTGTTTTGCATCAAGTGGCATAGACCAACATTCGAGCATTAATTGATGCGCAGATAATATTTGTAATTTAACCCAATCGCCCATTTTAATAGGATCATATACATATTGTTTCGCAGCATCTTGTCCTCGTGTTTCTAATAAAAATGTATTTCTTCTCACACTTTCAAATCTGGTATTAAAAGCCAATTGATCCTGACGGGTCTGTAATATTTCGGATATGGTATCTTCAATCAATAATTCAGATTTTCCTTTAAATACTCTGTTAAATCTTTCTCGCTCTCTATTTGCAATCAGTGTTTCTGCATGTTGTTCCTTAGCTAATAATATCGACATACTGCGACAAGCATTAAATTTTTTTAATAATATTTTTTTTGATATTTGTGCTCTGATATAATTCGTTTGACATTCTTGCATTAGCCTTGTTTTTATTTCTGCTGATTTTTTCATTCGAATTTTATATTCTTTTTGAAATGCTTCTTTATCTTCTTTCTTTATTTTTCTTTCTTCTTTCGTTCGTGATGCTTCATTTATATTTGTTCTAATCATAATACCATTGACACGTCTTAATATTAATTGCTTGACTTTTATAGGTAATGTTTGTGTTAAATTTTTTCCCTCAGCATCCTTCCAATTTTTTGGTATTGGAATATCACCGTCTAATTTGGCTTCGTCGTTTGAACCTTCTAGTAAAGGTACAAATAATAAAGTTTCTTTTTGCCACCAATAGTTTAACATTTTATCTGTTGGTGCCAATAAATACATATTTGTAAGTGCCACATATGGGAGAGACATAATGTTATCCCCTTTACTAGTTGTGCACGTGTTAAATATGGTATTAATATTCATACATGCTTTTTTGGCCGTTTGCAAACCGCGACGTATCATGCTATTCCTTGACCGTATTTTATTGTTCGATTTATTAAAAAAAGGAAGATCACCCATTTTTTGCATTTCCTTCTTATATATATCTTCCATTCGCGCCTTCTCCTCCTCCAGATTCTTCGCGATGCCGCTTGCCTTTTTTTCCATATCGTCTTTTGTGGCTTTCGACAAATCTTTATTTTTTCCAATAGTGTATTTTTTAAGACAGGCTACTTGACTTATCGCATTGGCTGTCATTATTTGACCCCATATTTCCATTTTTCTTTCTGTCATATTTTCTTTCTTTTGAGAAAGATTTGCTAATCGCGATTGCGACGGTTCACAATCATTTTTTTTAGCCCATTGCAAATTACAATCTATATCAATACTGCCTCCATATTTATATCCCCATGTATTTTGCATCCATAAAGAAGTACTTGTGGTTGTATCACTATCCGGAGTGATAATATATTTACATATTTCTTTCCAACTCTCTAATTCTTCTTTCTTATTCCAGTAATTTGCTCCCACTAAATTTGCTCCCACTAAATGTGACTTTCCTGGGACAATTTGATTTGGTCCAAAAATAATTATATCTTCTTTTTCAAGTTCGCTTTTAAACAGCTTAAGAAAATTGCGCCTTTGCATTTGCCTTTGCCTTTGTCGATTATCTACATTTTTGGCTACATTTTTGGCAAAGCACCCATCGGGTATGACAAAATAACCTAATATTTGACAAGCCATATTATGTAAAGGAGACCAAAATACCTTCTTCTTGGAACTGGGATATGGACACGAAAATGAAGAATTTAATACTGCTTTTTGGCTGAAAGTCGTTAATTCCTTAAGTGGTGGTTGATTTGCGTACTGTCCAAATAATTTCATATACCCTGAATTATCTTGTCTTGAATATGGAACGATATAGCAATTGGCGCCAGATAAATAAAGCTTTCTCCAATTAAGAATAAGAAGTTGGATATACAATATTTTTTGAATGATATTGGTACCATCCTTTGTGGAGTTGCATGAATATCTGGCCATTGTCAATATATTTTTACTAGTTTTTTTTTTGTTTTTAAATATTTTTTTTTCAGCGGAGGTGAGACCGCCTTTTTGCGAATGATATTTCAGGGTATTTTTCTTTAGATTTAGTTTGTTTTCTCTAAAACTTCTTTTTATCTTCCCTTTTTGTTTCTTTTTTTTTCGATACTTCTTCTTAGTTTCAAATCTTTTTTTTAATATCTTATGTAATTTGTTTCTAGAAAGTTTCATATATATACATAAAATGGATATTTTTTTATTGTAGTATTATATTAAATGAGTTGTTCATCAAATCCTATAAATATTAAAAATACAAAAGAAATTTGTCGAGAAGATTGTTCATATAGTTTTCAATATAATCCAAATAGTTCTGCAATTATTTCAAACATGGGAGATTATTTAGAGATTCAAGTAGATGGCAAAAATACAGTAAAATTTAATTCAATTGATGTCACAGTAACAGATGTCCGTATATATCAACCATCATTTCATCTTTTTGGAGGACAGCAAACGGCAGCTGAGGTGGTTATTCAGCATAAAAATCCAATGGGCGATTCTTTATTAGTTTGCATTCCTGTCATAGCAAAAGACGGTAAAGGTGCATCGAATAGTTTTTTTTCCAAAATAATTCCAAATATCTCAAATGAAGATAAATCTCCTCAAACTGTAAATGTTAGACAATGGTCTCTAAATGATGTGGTTCCATCATCACCATTTTATTACTATGTTGGATCTTATCCATATAAACCGTGTAGTGGTAAGGTAAATATTATTGTTTTTGGTTTAGATAGTACTGCTACAATAAATTCCAGCGATCTTAAAACACTAAAAACTTTAATAGATCCCATTTCTTATACAAAAGCTCAATCTATAGGAGGTGCTGCAAATAAAGACGTGGTTTTGATGAAAAATCCAATAGGCTCCCAGGGTCCAGATTCAAAAGATAGTAGTTATTATATTTTTAATGATTGCGAGGCTATAACAGTAATGGATGATGATGGAGGAACGGCATCAGTAAGAGCATCACTAATTCCCGATAAAGGAATTCCTGCCTGGGTAATAACCATGTTAGTAAGTTTTATAATTATTATTGTAATTGCAGCTATTGCAATGATGTGTTTTTCAAACAATGAAGGCGATGCTCCAATGGAAACTGGGCAATCGCCCTCTATTTCGAAATCTGTAAAATAAATATATAATTATTTTAAAATATATTTATTTTATTATATGGCTGTAGCAGAATGCATGTCTTCTTGAATTGGTTTATAACTCGCATTATCAGCGGGATTTGAAAGGTTGAATGAGTAAGGAAGTTTGCTTTTAATCACAATCTCCTCAACAGTAACAGGGAATTGATTATACATATTCAAATTAGAAGTTTTTGCTTTTTCACTAGGAATAAATTTACTCATAACCGTTGAATGAGCACCTGCTTGACCGGCTGAACGTTTAACTAATTCATAACCAGCAACTGCGCCAATTGCTCCTACAACAGGATGTGCCATAAATAAATTCAAAACCATTACAACAACAACAATTTTACCAAGGACTGAATCAACTAAAGCGCCTAGTTCTCTTGGAATATCAATGGGAAAAATAATAAAAAGAATGAGAACAAGAGATAGTATGTAATAGTGTCTATGACTCTTTGGTATATTTAGTAAATTTTTCATATATCATATAATTATATTTTTTATTTGAAGGAAATTGAAATGTATATAAAAAGGGAACGTCAAAATACAATAATGAATGAAATTACAACCTATCTAGGACCTAAAGGTTATACAATATTAAAAGAGTATTTGGAAATTGATGATATAAATTTGATAAGAAAAGAATTGACAGTGAAACCGTTTGTTCCTAAAAGTTCACCAGCATCTCCACCCGCATTTGCAGTATATAGAGAGAGCAAACGAAAGATGTATCTTCCAAAATTTTATGGATTGGAAAACTATGGAGATCCAGAAGCTAGTATTACCCCCGATGGTGTCGATATAAATATCCCATTTGAAGGAGGTTTAAGAGATTATCAAAAGCCGATTGTTAAGAAATGGTTAAAAGCTGCCAAAAATAAGGGAGGTGGATTGATTGAAGCGGATTGTGGAGCAGGTAAAACATGTATGGCGATTTGGTTAATAGCGCAATTAAAAAAAAAGACCCTGATTATTGTACATAAAGATTTCTTGTTGAGACAATGGAAAGAACGATTAGAACAGTTTATGCCCGCTGCTAAAATTGGACGAATACAAGGTCCTATAATTGACGTTGAAAATAAAGATGTTGTAATAGGTATGTTACAGTCATTATCTATGAAAGATTATGATCAAACCCTGTTCTTAGATTTCGGGTTTACGATTTTTGACGAAGTTCACCATATATCGGCAGAGGTTTTTAGTAGAGTATTATTCAAGGCTGTTACTAAATATATGCTTGGATTAAGTGCTACTATGAATAGACAAGATGGTTTAAGTAAGGTATTTAAAATGTTTATAGGGAATGTAGAAGCTTGCTGGAAACGCGGTCCTCAAGAAAATGTTAAGGTAAAAGCTATTAATTATATAAATGATGATCCTGATTTTAGTAGAAATTTGCGCAATTATAGAGGTCAACCAGATTATGTAAAAATGATAGGTAAAATATGTGAATATTCCCATAGGACCGAATTTATTTTATCCGTTGTAAAGGATATTTGGACTAAAAATAATAAACAGCAGATAATGATTATAGGACACCGGAAAACACAATTAACTTATATTCATGATGCTATTAAACATCGAGGATTTGCTACGGTTGGTTATTATATTGGGGGCATGAAGGAAAAGGATTTGAAAATTACTGAAGGTAAAAATATAGTTGTCGCTACATATAAAATGGCGGAGGAAGCGTTAGATATTAAAACACTGACTACTATTGTAATGTCAACACCTAAAAAAGATGTTCGTCAGGCTGTTGGAAGAATTTTACGAAAAACGGGTGAAAAGCTAGTAATTGATTTTATTGATCAACATGATATATTTAAGAGACACTGGGATAAAAGGCGTAGATGGTATAATACGCAAAAATTTACTATATCAATGACGGATGTCGAAGGGTATAAAGATGATAATTGGGAATTAGTACCGGCTCGTAAAAAATCTAAAAAAATGAAAGTTAATACCGAACCATATAGTTCATTATTAAACGGAAAATGTCTCTTATAACAATGACATAGTTTTACCGGCAGGAGCTGCCTGATCTAAGACTGGCGAAGGACTACCTTTTCCAGTAAAGTGATTATAATTATCTTGACAAAAATTACCAGCTGTATAGGTTGGTGGGCTGGCCAACTGTCCCTCCCACGAACCACCTTGTGCTCCTGCAGGTAACTCTAATGTTCTTGTTAATGGCGTATTACTACCATATTGCGCATATCCACCTTTTTGTGTTTTACGGCCTCCGCGACGTCCTCTCTTTTTACCTTTGCTTTTCTTTTTACGTTTTCTCTTTGAACAGCCGCTACCCCCGGCTTTATCCGAAAACATTGCTAATGAGTGCATTTTATCGGCACCCTTATGAATCCCTCCAGCAACACCATCATATGCCAATTTAAACGGACTTAATAGCGCATTAATGCTACCTCCTTTTCTTTTACGCGTCCCGCCCTTTTTCTTTTTCTTTCCTCCCGTTCCGCATCTTTGAGATTTTGAAGTTGAGGTGATGGGTGCGTGATAACCTGCTATATCTGCATTTCCTTTAAGAGTAGGTTTTAGATAACCGTAACCAGCCGAATTATATTGATTATATGCAGCAACCGATTTTCCTGCTCCTGATTGAATATCTGCCGGACCTTTGAAGTTACGTCCAGCTCCTAGTTTGAAATTGGGAATTAATCCGCAATTTTTATATCCAGTAACAGATGTTCCTGCTGATAAATGATAACCCTGACCCGTACCTGCTGGTACACCTGATGCAGCTTGCACGCTTGCATTTTTAGATGTCATGCCGTAACCTACACCACCACCAAATATCTTGTGCTTAGGCTTTCTCCCATACTTGTAGTGGGTGCTGCCGCCATGTAATGTACTTTTTTCTGCTACAGAGAGTCCCCTACTTCCATTACCGCCTCTAGTAGCGAATGCTCTAAGTCCTTCTCTAGGATCAAGAAAATTCGTAGTAGCCCCACCTCTATGTCTTCTTTTTCGCCTTTTATTTTTTGTTTTGCGTTTTCTTGTTTTACGTTTCTTTTTTCTTCGACGTTTTTTCTTTGAAGATCTGCGTCTCTTCTTTCCTCCACTTTGACCCACCAAACCGCGATACGTTTTTATACCACATCCATTTACACCAAATCCTTTTCCAGTACATCCTACAACCGGTCCTTCGTTTGATGATAAAAATCCTCCAGTATGTGCATTTGTTTTATTAACTAATGAAGCCATGTTATATATATATTAATATCTATTTTTTTTTTCGATTATCATAATATCCTGTTTACTACAAATATCTCCTTTTTCTAAAGGTTCAAGAGGCATCCAACTTTTGAACTTAGAATTGTAAACGCATAGTATTTTTATTTTTTTATTTGTATCTACAAATTTATCTAAACTAATGTCTTCAAACTCTTCTTCATCATCGCTTTCTTCGAGATAATCTAAATTATCATTTTCTTTAATTGTTCTAAATAATGAATTCATCCATACACTTGTTTTATAATTTGCGATAAACGCGGTTGAGTACTTTTCTAGTTCAGAGTTTAGTGTATTAAAATATAAAGAATAGATATCACACGCTATTTCCGCTTTAACCATAAACACTTTCTTGTAGATTGTATTAATTTTAATTCGCTCATTAAGAAAATTCATATGTTTCTTAAAATATCTATGTTGAATACAGTATAAATCATATGGTAAATCTTGAATTAATTTATCCATCGAATTACGCTTTTTGGTCATGATAGGAACTCCAAAAATAACATTACTTTTATTCAATACCGTCTGTTTTATATTTTGATTCATTAATTGTGAAATTATATTAAGTCGTTCAAGTTGATTGGAGCGTGATAAATCTAGTCCCTTATAATAAAAAATATCCTCTACAAAGAAAAATGGCTGTCTATTAGAGTATACCGTGGTACCATATACAAGTGTTCCTAATCCACTGCATAAATCATCTTTGAAACAGCAAGGTTTAATGGTAATCCCCTTAATTGAATTTTTTTTGTTATCAATTTCCAAAAAAACACACACTGAATACTTTTTAAAATTTCTAAACCAGGCAAAGTATTTTCCACCTTTTGGAATTGCTAAAAAAATATTAGCTGAAGAAACTTTCTTATGAATATTTTTAACATAAGAAAGTTTAATATTAGGAAAATCACCCATTATATAATTTAGATCATTTGATGTCAGTCTCATTATTATAATAAGTATCGCTGATTCTTTATATTGTTTATAAAGTTTGATATGCATTTGTAAAATTGTCACTAAAAGACATTGCCTCGGGTATACTAGGTTGAGATGTTTTTTGATCTACCTCTGTTGCCATTGGTGTACTTTTTGAAGATAATTCCTTCAAATAATTTTGCAATTCATTTTTCATGGAAGTATCTGATGGTTTTTTTATTTCCTCTTTAGATGTTATTTCATCTGATTCAAAAGTTTTATATATTTCTTCGTATCTTTTAGTTGGTTTATTGACTAAATCTCTTACTTTTGGTGTAGTCAAATTATTTTGCAAAAATCTATAAATAGAATGTATTAACACAATTACAACCAATGAAATTACGATTTGTTGAAAAATCCACAACAACATTATATACTAAATAGATTACTTAAGTTTATCTAAGAACGAACCAATGTCTTCTTTTAAAGAATGATTGTCATAAGATTCGGGACTCATGAAATAATAATCTACTGCTCCGTTCGATGATTCCTCTACAACAAATTTGAACTTTGAACCTTTTCTTGGAGAGAAACTATAGGTTTTTAATTGTATTATTTCATTAACAAAGGGTAGTTGATATCTTTTGTCAGTTTTACCCCATTTATTAGGCGTTATTATAAAATCAACGTTATTTATATATTTTTTTATTGACATATTCCCTTCTTCCATTAAATTAAATTTTGATACCATGAGTACATTTTTTACATATTTAAACATTCCATATTGCGTCAATAATATTTTATCAGATTCTTCAATACAACTATAATCATTTAATTTACGTTTCATATCTCTAAGATCAATACTTTCATTTGGATAATATCTCATCTATTATTATTATTATTTCAGAGAAACTATTTAAACCATTTCCGAAATGGATATACAAAATGACAAAGGTAGTATTGATAACCAAAGCAGGAACTGTAAAAACAGAAACAATTAAAAATGTAAATTTGCAAGAATTATATAAAAAATGTAAATTTAGAAAAGCAACTGATTTTGAAAAACGGCATACATGGAAATATGAAAATAAGTGGGTATCAGTTTATTCAAAAGATACTGGAAGAGCAAATAGTGAAAATAAATATGATCTTCCTCCACCTATTGATAAAGATTTATATTTTGGCAATCTTTTAATTATCATGCATAATAATGAAATACCAAAAGATGATGAAGTATGTGATATTAGCAAGGAAATATGGTTAAAGGTTTATGAAAAATTATTTGGAGGATTTGATGATTTATGCGAAGAAGAGGAAAGCGAAGAAGAGGTGATACCCGAACATTTTAAAACAAAAGAAGGGTATTCCAAAGAAGACGGATTCATCGTTGATGAAGAAGAAGAAGATGAAGATTTTGTTTGTCCGAGCGAAGAAGAAAGCTGTGAAGATACTGAGAGTGGAGATGAAGATGAGGATGATGATGATGCGAAATATGGAGGTGAAACTGACGAGGAAGAACTAAATGAGGATGATGATGATGATGAAGATGAATTGAGTGATGATGATCCAACATCAGAATTATCTGAAGAAGAATATTCATATTAATTTACAATTTAATTCATTAAATAAAAGATAACAAATAGGCCATTGGGTAAATAATACATGGACAATATACGAGTTTCTTTCATTAATTTGAGATTTATAAAATAATAAATTATTGAATAAAAAAGAAATGCTTCCAATATAACCGGCCATATATGTGGATTGTCTTGTACGGAAACTATAATAACCGATTAAAGCATTACATAGAATGTCATAATATCTAAGAGTTACATTTTTATCATTATAATGATAGCATATACCGTTCATAAATATTATCCATGCTCTATAACTTTTATACCGATATATTAAGTATAAATATGGCAATAAACCTAATATTGGTATTGGTTGCATTATAACCAATACTTAATTTATTTCTAAACGTTTGTTTGTAAATAAATTGATTTAGAAACAGATCACTTTAAAAACATAAGTAACCATGTCAACCATAAACAATCCAGATAAATTCAGAGAGAATATACGTAAGAGATTGAATAAGCTTATCCGAAAGAAAAAAATAACAGAAAATTTGGAGAAGGGTATATATAATTATGCAATTAAGATTGCAAAAGATAAAAAGGTAGTCCGAAAATGGGAAAATAAATACTTTACCATTCTTTATATCGATAAATTTAAGAGTATTTATAATAATTTGAATAAAAAGGGTACAGTCGGTAACGCCACATTATTAAAAAGATTAAAAAAACTCGAATTTCAACCACACGAATTAGCATTTATGCGACATCATCAAATGTATCCTGAAAAATGGCAACGTTTAGTAGATGCTAAAATCGAAAGAGACAACAATGCTGGCAAAATTGATGATACTATAGCAACGGACGAATTTCAATGCTGGAAATGCAAAAATAGAAAATGCACGTATTATACAATGCAAACAAGGTCGGCAGATGAACCAGAAACCACATTTGTTTGTTGTTTATCGTGTGCCAATCGATGGCGTTGTTAAATATATTGTTATTATTATTAAAAAATAATATATTTTTATTACAATGTTAAATTTTAAAAATGATTGTAATTGCTGTGGTATTGTGCGAAAACATCCAAAGCCTAGGTGGCATGGTTGTTTAAATTTTAAAAAACCTTCATGTCCAAGAATGAATACCCCTTCACATAATGTTCTAGCTCCTTCAAATGCACATCATTCCAAAGTAATGCGTAATGTTCAACAGCTTAAAGTAGCAACTCCCGGTGGAGGTAGATGGCGTAAAGTAAATTGGAAAAGGTTTAAATTACAACAAAGTACTGATCAATACCAAAACCGCGTAGTTACCAATTCTACAAATAATAAATATAAATTAGTTGTTAGAAATGGGAAGATACAAAATCAAGATACAGTAAATATAGATAATTTAAACATTAAATCCAATTGTAGAAAACAACCAAATGCCGATTTAACATGGGAAAAAATATCCCAATTAAATGAAAAGGAGGTTGATAATTTATATTATGGGGGGGAAGGACCTCCCATTGGATGTAAATATTATACTGTTCCTAGTGATCCACCGGTAACAACAACTATTGATACCGTTAATGGTCAATATTGTAATAAGTTGCAACAATGGGAAACTAGATAATATTTGATATATATATATATAATGTCTACATCAAATTGTAAATGGGATACAACTGTATGTATAGATATTTCTAATTGTTGTCCAAAGCCTATTGCTTGTAATAATGGCACTTGTGGTGACTGTTGTAAATGTTGTGATTTACAGTATATCAAAAATGGCGTGATTGAGTGTGAAAAACCAAATATTTATAATACACCCTACTATTTTCAAAATTTAACAAATCCTTATTATCCATCCAATAAAAATAATTGTTGTCATGGTCAGTTTAATTTTTATACAAATAAACAAGGACAACAAATATTTGTTACAAAGAATTCTAGAGGCGGCGGATTAGGTGATATTTCATATCCTAGGAATCAATCTGGGAGATGGAATCAATCAAATACTAATACAAAATTATTTCCTGTCATATCGGTTGGGAGAAGAAACCCTGTTTTAAAAGCCTGTTGGAAAAATGGAAGTTGTCCTCCTAGAACAACAAGTAAATATCAGAATATTCAATTTCCCTTAACTACTGTAAGGCAATCTGGGAGATTATTTAAAAATGCCCACCCTAATCAATCAAAAAGACAATTATTTTCTTATTTAGCTAGAAATAGAGCATATTTAAAACGATAATTTAAAAGTGAATCATTTCTAGATCCTGTACTTTCCAATATTCTCTACTACCATTAGGTAATGGCCTTGCTATTATAAATGGTACTTTCTTGGCGTTCATTTCAAGCTTTGCAATAGTAAAACCATCAATAACACCGCGCGCTACTTTAATAAATGGATCAGCGCCATTATTGATTTGTTTAGCTCGAATGCCTACAATTCTAGCATATTCATATTTGCTAATAAATGGGTATGTACGATGTAAATCATCTACAATAACACCTTTATCATTTCTAACAATATTACACAATGCTAAAATTTCATTATAATTATTTTGTATAATTTCAGGATGACTTTCAATGAGTTTATCATTATCTATATCTCTTTCTAGTTTTTTAAGATTATCTTCGTCATCAGAATCTTCATTTTCTTCATCAGTTTTATCTTCTTCATCTTCGTATAAAGCGGGATTAATACCGGATGGAAGCGGTGTTTGTTCCATGACCTGATTATCCGTTAAATTATCTTCAGCATCACCCACATCAACAACAGCATCCACATCAACAACAGCATCTGCATCATCAACACCATCATCAACAGTATCTTCAGTAGGAGTAGAAGACCTTTCGTAGGTTAAATCATCATCACTATCGTCGTCAATCAAACCTACATTTTCAGGGTATGTATACTGCTGTGCTAGCTCTTCATCGCCTGGCATAATAATTTCTTCATTATCTGGAAATTCGGGTTCATCGGGTTGAGACATCTAATATAGTGTAATATGATATTATTTTTATTACAATATATTAATCAATTTATTTATCATCCGCACTTTTCCATACAGTATTGCATTCTGTACACAGATATACAAATTTCATATTGGTATCATCATATCTAAGGTATAGAATATCTGCTTTATCTGAAGAGCTATCGTCATCTTTTTTTTCTTCATTTGACGTACAAGCAGAATTAGGACATTTAATATTATTTATATGAGGTAAAGTAGGATCAAGTTTGGTATATTTATTGATAATATGTTCGTAGGAACTAACAGATGCTTTAAGTTGTGTTTGAGAAACGCAGACGTTTTCCAATGATGCAATTAGTTCATCGTCTTCGTGTCCACATTTTCTGCAATAGTATATTAGTTGATCTTTATTTTCTCCTGTTAATCGAATGTAATACATGTTTTGACATACTGTACAAAAGTGCATGGTTCTTATGAGTTAAATATATATTTTATATTTATTTCAATTTTTGTTTAATTAATGTAATGCTTGAATTTCTTCTTCAAATTTGATCTTTAAATCCGCATAATCATACTTTGCAGACATATTATATACTGATATTCTATCTTCTAGATTCTTCATTTCTTCATTGTCCGCTAGTTCAGTTAATCTCTCCATAATTTTATTTTTATTCTCCAAGAAATACTTTTTAAGAATAGGATGGTATGCTGAAAATTTTGTTTGTAGCGATCCCTTATTCAACATTCCTAGGATCGCAACCGAATAATTTTTATATTCTACCATTCTCTTGTATGGTAAACAACATCGATGAGTAGGTGAAAATCCAGGCTCATTAGTTAGTGGATTCTCATTTAGTAATGTAACTAAAGTAAGAAGAATACTTCTTATAGTTTGACAGGATGTCCATTGATCCCCTTTCCATGTATTTAAAATAGAAACGCAAACTTTTCCGCTGCGATATAGATTAGGATTAAATCTAGTAACGCCATCATTTGTGCAATATGTTAGAGCCGGTGGCTTGAACGGGTACTCTTTTGGAAATTTAAACTTAAAAAAATAAAATCCGTGCGCATATGGCGTATCTGAAGGGCCAATAATCATAGCCGTACCTTTGAACATATTACCCTCATCATGAATATAGTGAATTCCCTGTTCACACAATGGATTTCGCATAATATCTGCTACATCAAGAAGAAGACGTTTTGTACTATTTTTTGAGATAACCTTGTTTTTGTTTTTCATTTTAAATTATATGTTTAGAAATATTTAAATGTTTATACTAAAATATTAAATATGATCAACTGATTTATGTAGTAATATATTATTAAAAACTCCCCCCAAATACTAATTATGAACGTTAAAAATAAATTGATATAAAAAAATGTCCGGGTATATATACCAAAAACAATGAGTAATTTTCCGATAACATTAAATGGATTTCTTGCATTACATAAACATAAGGATGGTAAGGAAATTACCCACACAAAAATAGGCAATGCATCCATGGGAATATATGGTGGAAAATTTAGTATTCCTGATGAGGCGATGGATGATTTTTGGAAATTGTATCACAAAAATGTATTTGTAGATGGAAATCCAAGTTATTTAACTGAATCGCAAAGGAAAAATGCAGGGCCCATGCTAATAGATATAGATGAACGGTATAATAATGATATAGATGAGAGACAACATACTGATGAGCATATAATTGATTTAGTTGAATTATTTATTGAAAAAATTAGAACTTTTATGGAGTGGAATCATGATACTTATGAAGAAGCGCCGCGTGTCTTTATATTTGAAAAAGATAATGCGAATACAACAAATGATGAATATACAAAAGATGGCATTCATATTGTTATTGATATATGTGTCCCATATGCTATTCAAATGGCAATTAGAGACAAAGTATTAAAAGATATTGATAATATCTTTGAAGATCTTCCATTGATTAATGATTATGATTCTTTGGTGGATAGTAAGATTCCTAGTGGAATCAATAAATGGCAAGTATTTGGTTCAAAAAAGCCAGGAAATGAGGCATACAAAATTAGAAAAATATATGCAATTAATATTGATGAGGATGATGATTTAGAATTTGAAGATTTTCCGATAAATATGAAAAATGGCGCATTAAAAGTATTGAAAGATGTCAGCGCTAGAAATTTAGATTTAAAACAGGCAGTTTTGACAGATTCAGCTAAAGAATTGGTTAAAAAATGGAAAGTTATTAAAGGGAAACGAAAGGCAAAAATCAAGATGAATTCTGGTGGGGGAAACAATAATCAGCTATTTTCAATGGGAATATTTGAAACCATCGATAGTGAGCAAAAATGTAATGCTGTCGTGGATCAAATTTTACAAATGGCTAAAACTAACGATGAATATGATATAATTATGGCACATGATATGGTTAATATGCTTAATGAAAACTATTACGAACCTTACGATAAATGGATGGAGGTAGGTTGGGCACTTAAAACTGTTTCTCCATTATTATATCCTATTTGGCTTAAATTTTCGGCAAAAAGTGACAAATTTAATTGGGTAGATAATGATTGTTATAAGATGTGGCACGAGCACGGTGGAAATGGTGCATTAACCCTTGGTAGCTTAAGATATTGGGCTAGAGAATGTTGTCCTGATGATTATGATAAAATCAAAAACGAATGCGTTGATTATCATTTAAACAAGACTGTTGAATGTGAAGAGCCTAATGAGTATGATGTGGCCAGATTGGTATATGTGATGTTTGAAGGTAAATATAAATGTACAAATATCAAAAATAAGATTTGGTATGAGTATAAAGGAGGTAAGTGGAAAGAGATCGATTGTGGAACTACTTTGAGACAAGCTTTATCAACTAGAATCAATAAATTATATGCAAAGAAAATACATGCATATGTCCATCTTATTAATACGGCAGATGATGCGGGTGGCGAGAAAGTTAAAGAGCTCAGACTGAAAAATACGGCTTTATCTAAAATGGCATTAAAACTAAAGAAAACTTCATGGAAACAAAATATTATGAGAGAGTGCTGTGAATGCTTCTTTGATGGTAATTTCATTAATCTTTTGGATAAAAACACGGATCTTCTAAGTTTTAAGAATGGAGTATTGGATATGGGGAAAAAAGAATTTCGTGAAAGTAGATCTGATGATTATTTATCGTTGTGTACAAATACAAATTATATTGAATATAATCCAGAGGATGACGAGCATGTTGAGATCAGGAGTGAAATTACTGAATTTATGGAACAATTGTTTCCAGATCCTAGTTTGAATAGATATATGTGGGAACATTTGGCGAGTGTATTGATTGGAGATAATCGAAATCAGACCTTTCATATTTATACTGGATGCGGTAGAAATGGTAAATCAAAATTGGTAGAACTGATGGGATTAGTCTTAGGAGAGTATAAGGGATCTGTTCCGCTGGCTTTAATTACACAGAAAAGAGGTAGTATTGGAGGTGTTTCACCTGAAGTTGCTCAATTAAAAGGACTTCGATACGCAGTAATGCAGGAGCCTTCGAAAAACACAAAGATGAATGAGGGTATTATGAAAGAGCTTACAGGTGGTGATCCTATTCAAGGTCGAGCACTATTTAAAGACACTGTTACTTTTATTCCACAGTTTACATTAGCGGTGTGTACGAATCATTTGTTTGATATTCAAAGTGCCGATGATGGTACTTGGCGTAGAATCAGAGTTTGTAATTTTGCATCTAAGTTTGTGGACAACCCTTCAGATAAACTTGAAGATTTGGAATTTAAGGTTGATAGAAATATTGATAAAAAATTTAAAAGATGGATTCCTATCTTCACAAGCATGTTGGTTGAAATTCTGTTTAAGACGGATGGTCTCGTTACTGACTGTGATGCAGTACTTGCTCCTACTCAAAAATATAAAGCGCAACAGGATTATTTTACAGGATTCTTAAAAGAGCGTATTGTGAAATTAGATGGATCAAAGATTAAGAAACGTGATGTTCTTAATGAGTTTCAGGAATGGTTTAGTGAATTGTATGGTGGTAAAGTACCAACTGGTAAAGAATTATATGAGTTCCTTGAGAAAGAACTTGGTAAGCCAACTCGACTTGGTTGGAAGGGATATAAGTTATATCATGCTCACGATCTAGTAGATGATATGGATATACAACCCAATGGTCTCTAAATAATATGAATTGTTTAAAAAATTCAAATTATTTTTATCTTCGTCTTCTAGTACGTTTTTTCCTTTTACGAGTTGATCTTTTCTTTTTACGTTTATGTTTTGTTTTACGTTTTCTTCGCCTTCTTCTGCGTTTAGTTTTCCTCCCTCCTTTTTGGACTATCCCTTTTCCAAGATTACTCAAGAACTCTCCCGCTCTCTCTCGCATGCTATTTACCGCCTGCTTTAAAGTTGTTGACGCTTGATCACGAGTTGTTTCAAGCTTTGCAATACCATCTTTCGCAGTATTTTGCGCAGCGTTTAAAGTAGAAGTAGCAGCAGCAGCAGCAGATTTAGCAGCATCGCCGGCAGCTGCTATAGCCTTTTCTAAATGTTGTTGTGGAATTGATGTCATAGACTCTGAAGCGGGTTGTACCGTGGGTTGAGGATTTTTTGATAGTGTTGTCACAGGCGATGTTGTAGGTAATACAGCTGGTACAGCTGGCACAGTCGATACAGCTGGTACAGTCGATACAGCTGGTACAGGTGGCAATTTAGACGCCATTTGTTGTGTTCCTTCATCTGCTTGAACTTTTGCGGTATTGATGATTGTCTTGAGATTTTCCATAGTATCTCTAGGAGTGACTGATAGTGTTTCTTTTGTAAGGTCGCTTGGTTGTGGTGATGTAGATTTTAATGCAATTTCATTTTCAAGTATATTTGTATTTCCTATTGCAGTATTTTTAATAGCATTTAATGATTTACGTAATAAATCATCCATCATTTTTTTATCAGTGATGCGGTGACCATAACATTTAATTTCTTTACCATCATTCATGCCTACATTATATTGATGTTCTGTCCAAAAATTTTTAGGTAATATTCGATTATCACTCATTTTAATATATAATTAGATTAGAAAGAAATCTAGATATATATCTATGCTTTTACCCTTTTGTATAATTCTAAAGCTGCTAAACCTCCGGCCACTTGTGCAATGATATATGGGAGTAGGTCTTCAGATGGCAATTTACCCGCAGCAACCATCATAACAGAAACTGCTGGGTTAAAGTTTCCTCCTGAGAATTTACCCAATACCATAATTGCCACTGCTAAAGCCAATCCAATTGGAATAGCTGACCCGGTTGCCATAATAACATACAGGAAAAAGAAAGTGCCTAAAAATTCTGCTACAAATTTGTTCATTATATATTATTTAATAGATAATTTATAATAAGTATTATAGTAATTAAAACTTCAATAATCCAAGACCAGTTATTTTTTGATCGCACGCGTATTTGCATGAAGCAGTATTAAATAACTGTCTCGAACCACCGTACAACCGTCTCCATTTTGTAACATCTGAACCCGATCCTCCATTGGCGGAATAGATATTATTACATTTGCCTCCATATCTTGGTTTCTTAGCTAATCCGAATACTGGCCCATATGCATAAACTTCATTACACTCTTCTCCTTTGAATTTTTGCCCATCTGGCATGCAATTTTTGATTTGCTTAATAACTGCAACGCGTCGTCTAATATTATTTTCCCTTGCTACCTGACTA